CCGGTGGGACCAGTAGGTCCGTCAGCCCCTGTCGGACCCGCAGGTCCTGTGTCGCCTAGGGGACCTGTAGGACCGTCTGCGCCCGTGGGGCCTGTAGGCCCTGTTGGCCCCGTCGGACCACCACTTGGACCGGTGGGCCCAGTCTCTCCAATGGGACCAGTCGGACCAGTGACCGAGGGACCAGTCGGTCCCGTCGGCCCTAGGTCACCAATGGCAACAGCTTCCCAAGCGCTTGTACTGTTGTTATATCGTCTGACTACACTCATTAGTCGCCCGTCCTTGTCAGAGTAAATCCAGAAATACTGGCGTAGTAGTTAGAGCTACTGGCGTTTCTCGTAGCCATAGTAAATCTCACTGGGACAATGCTGTTTTGAGCTAGAGAAATTGAAGTAATCTCATCGAGAGCAGGACCAGCGGATGCGTTGTAACCATCAATAGTTCCAACATCTGTTCCATCAATAGATGCGGTGTAAATGCCACGGTCGCCAGCCTCATCGTGAATAAGGGTTAGCGTGTATGTTCCGGGGATGACAGACACATTCCACTCGATGTACTCATTTTGTGTTCCAGCACTCGCTACGGTTCCGCCAAAAGTATCTGCTGCATCAAAAGCGATAGTCCAAACACCGCTGTTTGCTGTATTTGGGTTGTGGAAAAAGACATTCTGCACTGGCTGGAAAACCCCATAGCTGCCCGCAACACTTGTGTCTACCCAGACAACATCCGTATTCGCTGGTGCGGTTGCTGAGACAACAATGCCATCGTCTCCTTGGGGCCCGGTAGGCCCAGTTGCCCCGAGCTGACCATCCGGCCCTGTAGGACCAGTTGCACCGGTAGGCCCTGTAGGACCGACAACAGTGCTGTCTGCACCTGTAGGACCAGTTGGTCCCGTTGGTCCAGTTGCCCCCGTTGGGCCAGTAGGCCCACCAGAAGGACCAGTGGGACCAGTAGGACCTGTAACTGTTGAATCTGCACCCGTTGGTCCAGTTGAACCCGTGGCACCGGTTGGTCCCGTTGGTCCGACAATCGGACCAGCGCTAGCCCACTCTTGGTTTAGGTCTGACCAGATGTAAAGGTCTTCTTGAACAATGTATCCGTCACCGATGTTCCCCAGCGGGTTGTCTGACTGAAGGAGTTGGAGAGTGGAGTATGTTCCAAGAATGTTTACGCCAGAACCCTGAGGACCAGTAATGCCTTGCTGGCCTTGAGGGCCAACAGGTCCAGTAGGCCCAGTTGGTCCTTCACCAATGTACGCAAGCTGGGACCATCCGTTGTCGTTGGTGTAGAAATAAACTTCTCCGGTGCTTGGCTTTACCCAGATGTGACCAACTTCCGGGAACCCCGGTTGAGTCTCTTGATAGAAAACAGTGTCTACGCCAGCTGTCTCATATACAAGAGACATGGAAAAGTACACATCTGGTGTGTTGGCCTCTACATAGACAACATCACCAGACTGAACACCAAAACGGAAAGTTTCATAGCTCTGACCAGCCTGAATAGTTAGATTGGCAGCGAGATAGACACGACTCGATTCATCAACGGTGTTTACCGGCTGAACGTAGATAGTGGTGGCAGCCTCCGCAAATTCGGTGTTAGAAGCAATGACAGAGGCCACACCCGTGGTAGTAACTGCAGGCAGAGCAGTAGGCGTGTTGGCTAGGGGGTTAGCAGCCCCAATACGAGTTACAGCCATTAGACAGCCACCGTCACTTTCCTAGGAAATCTATTATCTAGTTTACTACACATCATCTATACCCAACCCTGACTTTATGCTACTTCACTTAGGGAAAATGGTCTTTGACCAGCCATTGGCAGGTAAGCAATCCTATTTGGTCCGCCGTACACGCTGTTTGTGGTGGAGTAGTCATCGCTGAGGCCCGTGGTGTGCAGGATAGTCTTAGAATTTCCCTGCATCCAGCCAACAACCTGAGCAGGTGTCCAGTCCCTGTGAGCTTGGAAAAGCAGGGCACACATTCCGGCTACCTGAGGAGTAGCCATGGAAGTCCCGGAAAGAACCTGCTGGTAATACCCATTGTCTAAGTAGTAAGGATTGCTGGCAGAATCTGCATTGGTAATGCTGTAAGCACTAATAATTCTGTCCCCAGCGGCATAAATATTTACTCCGGGGCCAGCATCGCTGTAAACAGACTTTGCCTCCACACCACCGATGAAGTTTGTGCCAAATGAGCCAACCTCAAATCCAGAAGAGCCGTTAACGGAAGGAGAGGCACCTCTGTGGTAGTAGAAGTTTGACAGACCGGTGGCTGTCACGTAGTTATCGTAATCAACTCCACCGGACACATCGTGCTTCAGACCGCCATTGCCAGCAGCGTTGCACACAACAATTCCAGCACTAATCATTGAGGCAATATCAGCATCTACTGAGGCGACTCTCTGATTGAAAACAAAAAGTGTTGTATCAACTTGTTGACCAGTTAAACCCTTAGCAGTGTCCTTTGTTGTATCGCTATGCGGTACACCTTGATAGGAACCACCTGTTACCGGATAGTAAGTGACTTCGTTGTAAGTAAGTTCGTCGGTCGCTTCATCCCAGTAGATGATGTACGACCAACTATTCACAACAACCGTGGGGTTTCCATTGGTTTTATTGTTGTGCCACCCAAGGATGCAGTCAAAAGCGTCTGCAGCGCTCATGCCTCCTACAGGGTCTGACGCACCCTCAAGGCCAGCCAACTTAATGACATAAATATTGGCATTCTTTGCCCAGCCGAAAGTTTTGCCTGCCACTGTTCCGGCAACATGAGTTCCGTGTCCGTCGTAGTCAACGTAGAACCCTGCTGGCATTGAACCAGAAACGCCACTGGCGGTATACCAATCAATTTGCTGAATCCTGCTGTTACCTTCAGCATCTTCGAACTCGGGGTGGTCAGCTTGAATTCCGCTGTCAACAATTACGACATCTACTCCCGTGCCGTCTAGAACATAATCATAAGTTCCACCGGGGTCAGAAGTGGAAGTCCCAAAAACATTCGTCGCATTAATGTGACGCAGCAGGCCCCAGTTCTGCTTTTCTCCGGTCTGGGTTGTTAGCTTGTTGAAATTTCCGTCTAGAAAAGCACGCTTTCGCACGGGGATTTCGGAGACATTCTCTACAGCCTCTACACGAGGGTCCTGACGAAGAGCCTCGGCTTCAGCATCAGTAAGAAAGTAAGAAGTGTTGCGAGGATTGTTTGTACGCTCGTTAGCTACTTCCACTGACCTGTCGGGGATTGTGTCAGGAGTTGGCGCATCAGTGAGCAGGTCGTCCCAGATGGAATCTGTGATATCCATGTCTGGTGCGGTAACTGTGTACTCCCGCAACTCGTCAGACATTACTGGACCACCGCTCGGTCGGTCACCCTCCGCCAGTCAGTACCGTCATAAAAAGCAAGAACTGGTCCGCCAGTTTCATCTGTGCAGTAGACGATAGAACCCGCACTTGATACCAAGGTTGACAGCTCAAGGACTGTCTTACTGACCAGCTTCATCGGAGCATCGTTGATGATTTCATCAACTGGGTCCAGCGTGATGGTTGTAGGTGATGTGAGGGTGTAGGTACCGGTCAAACTAGACGGAGCGTTGATTGAACCCGTCTCGACTGCCGTTACCGTAAGAACCTCTGTACTGGCGTTGTACACAATTCCAGAGTTTGTTTTACCACCAATGGTTCCGGTGGCGTCCTCATAAAGACCAACAAAGGTTGTTGTATCTGTTGTGTTGGCAACGTCAATTGCACCGCCACCCGGGCCTGTTGGTCCTGTGGCTCCAGTTGGTCCTGTTGGTCCTCCAGAAGGTCCAGTGGGCCCGGTGGGTCCGGTGGGACCGGTTACTTCAGGACCGGTTGGTCCCGTGTCACCGATGGGACCTGTAGGTCCAGTCGGTCCAGTAGCTCCGTCCCCAGTTCCGGTACCAACAAGCTCCCATTCGCTACCTGTCAGAACCTCAAGGGCGCTGTACTCGGTATTGAAGCGGACATAGCCAACCTCGGCATCAGAGCGTCGGTCTGCAGTATCCCCGATGTCTAAGTAAAGAGTGTTGTCTACGCCACGAATAACTTTGTTTGTAAACGTAAGAGACAAATCTCCTTGACCAATTGCATCGTCTTGGAGAAGACCATAAGCGCTAAAAGACACCGTAGCCTGAGAAGACCTAACAAATAGACCGTCACCCGGGTTTACAGCAAATCTAAAAGTCTCAAAACTTTGCCCGAAACCGATGTCTAGATTATTTGCAAGGTAAACGTAGGAACCTTCTGTTGACGCTCCTGAGGGAACAATGAAAATGGCTACTCTAGGAATTGGGGTTGCCGAAGGTGAGATGTTGGTGACAACCACGGACACCAAATAGCTGTCCGTAAATGTAACCATGCCTGTATCGACATTTGCTTGTGGCCTTGCCGCAGCAAGTCTTTGAATAGCCATCTGCGCCTCTCCTTACGCCTGAGCCTCGCCCCATGACAGTTTCGCTGAGGCCAATGTTTCTTGACCGGTCAGACGAGCAACCGCCACGGTGAGGATGTCGGGCCCGTCCGGGAACACCGAGTCACCTCCGAGGATGGAGTTTGAGAGCTCAAACAAGTCGCTCACATCAACGTTAGTTGACTGCTCAACACCGTTGTTACCAGATGCCTTGAAGTTATACACCTGAATACCACCGGAAATGGTGTCATTTGATGTGTGCTCCACGACTTGAACCAGCGATGGTGATTCTACAGCGATGAAGTTCAAGTTATTGAGTCGTCCATTCAGAAGAATCTTCACATCAATCAACTCGTTGGTCTGAACACCAACTTCCTGCAGACGCAACTGCATTCGGTTAATAACGTCTCGGTCACCCAATGCACCCGTCAAACCTTCTGAAACCGAGGGGCTCAGTCGGATAGAGATGAGTGGCTGGTAGTTAGTACCAGACGTATTGTTCAACGAACCTTGCGGAGACAACTTGTAAGTGGACTGCGAGTTTCCACTGTTGTAGAAGTTGATAATGTTCCGCTGGAAGAACGAGTTCTGCGGGTTGCTGATGGTGCTGGAACTACGTTGGTAGCTGTATTGGTAGTACCTAAATGTGTTGGCATCAACAATCTGAGACACTCGGACTACCCCAGAGTAAGCAAGGTAGTTCGTGTATTGAGGGCTAATACGAATGAACACGTAATCATTTACTTGTAGATTGTGGCTGCCATTCGTGTCAACAGTTACCAAGTAGTTTGACTTTGAGATGCTAGTGATGGGAACTTCACTTCTCGTAGCATCAGCTTCGGTGAACGCCAGAGCAATGTTGTTATCATCAACAGTTTTGATGTAGTACGTGGTTTCGTTGATTAGGTAGTCATACGGATAGTAAGACCCTACGTACTGGGTTCGTGGGTTTTGGTTGTTGTTCTGAGGCAGACCGTTTGAACCAAGTCCCAAGAACTGAACAGCATCTCCATCAGAGAAACCATGTGACGGAATGTTGATAACATCAGTGATGTTGCTCAGAGCATTTGAACCAAATGTCTTAGAGGTCGTACCACCAATGTTAAGAGTCTGGCTTGACTTGGTGAACAAGTACGCCTTGTCGTCGTCAAACTCACCGTCCATGATGACCGAAGTACCCCAGTGGAACAGCGACGGGATGTATGTCGGGTTCGCAAAGGTTGTGACTTCGTAACGAGCTGGCAAGTTACCAGAGCGGAAGTAGGACTCAAACAACTGGTTGTTGTGAGTGAACTCGTGTACGTACTTAACTTGACCTTCGACGGTCTTGAAGCCGAATCGAATTTTACCGGCACCGTACCACGAGTAGTCCATGTAAACCATCTGAATCTTGGACAGGTCAAGGTTGTAGCCAGTAGGACCAGTTCCGTTACAGGGGTCCAAACTCCAATCTTCCTGAGGAATCTTGGTGTCAACAGTCAACGTACCAATAATGCCCGTCTTAGCAGGAGTAAACGAGTGGACTGTTGTTGTCCCCTGCGAAGAAAGGTTTACGGTAGTTCCGGCGTCTGGGCTTGCCTTCAGCTTAAAGGTGTTGCTTGTCAGAACCTCAACGTAGTAAGTACGTCCGTTTACCAAACCACCAACCGGCTCACCATCAATTGAGTTGTAGACCACAGGAAGGTCTTGGGTGTACCCGTGGCTCAGGATGGTGAAGGTATCTGTGGTCGTATTTACAACAGTGCTTGGGTCAAATTCACGTTCTGTACCAGAAGCACCCTTGTATTCGGGCTTAATCGTAAGACGGTCATTTGACTCAATGTCAGCAATGCGATATGACTGACCACGAAGGACGATGTAGTCGCCAACATTCAGCTGCGTCTCGAACGCCGTGTTGGTGCCAAATACCTTCTCGGAACCCTGCAGGCAGGCGAACGTTCCGGCAATCTGCTGAGTCGAAGAACGACGAACTGCGTAGAGCTTCTGACCGTCGAACTCGTAGAACATACCGTTCTGGAAGTCGAACATACCGGAACGAATAGCACCGTTTGTCCAAGCGTCAACGTGGAGTCTCGGGTATCCGTAGACGACCGGCTCAACAATAGGTTGCTGGGAAATAACAGTGAGGTTGAACGAGTCAATCACGGTTACTTGGAAGTTTCCGTTGTAGACGGGGCTGTCTACGCCGTACTGGTCCTTGGCGTCGTCAACTCGAATAAACAGACCGTTGATGAGACCGTGCGGGCGTCGGGTACGAATCTGAACAACGTTCGAGGTTCCAACTCGGTACATTGTTTCGATGTCAATGCTGGGCTTGAAGTTCACAGCAGCCGAAGTCTGGATACCCTTACCGGACTGGTAACGGAAGTACTTACGGGTCTGACGAACAATCGACCCGTACCAAGTATCAGCACCGGTAGACATTTCAACACCACCGTCGAACGGGCGGTGTAGTGAGTACCCCTGAGGACGCACGTATACGAAGGTCGGGTACGAGTAGGAAACATTCTCGTAAGCCGTCGTGTATGGGCGACTTACGGTGACCTGCTCATCCGAACCGATAGCTGCAATCTCACGAATGATAGGAGCAGACGGCGTAACGTGGTTGAGGTACAACTGGCTACCAGAACCTTGAGTAGCAAGGTCAATGGCATTTGTGTTAGCCAACGCATCTTCATAGCTCGGGTGTAGTGTCACAAGGTTGCTACTTGTGTTGTTCACATTGCCTGTGACACCAGCGTTAGAGATGTTTGCTCCATTTGAGTTAAACTCAAATGTGGTGGACGATGGCACCGCAATAATTGTGTGCGTTCCGTTGAACACCTCTGGGCTTACACCAGTAATGCTGTCAATTGTTACAACGTTACCGGGCTGCAAGTTGTGAGCAGCGCTTGTTGTAATTCTGACAACATTGCTTGTTCGATAACGAGCAGTAATTCCTCGAACAGCAGCATCCTCAATGCGACGAACATAGTAGTAACGGTCGTTGATGAGTGGTGCTGGAGCAACACCATCTGGACCTTCTGGGTCTACTACACCGCCCCAGTCTTGGTTCTCGACACCAAGGGTGAAGCTTTCAGATGCCGTGTAACGGATTTCCTGACCAGTGGCGTATGTAAGAACATACGTACCCTCAAAGTCCTCAGCGTCATCACTGCTAAGCCCAGAGATGGTGACTGTATCTCCAATTGAGTACCCGTGGGTCTCGCTTGTGTAGATGTATCGAGTTGTTCCAGAGCTCTGGATTCTTGAGATACCGACACGACGACCACCGGAGCCAGCATTGAACAGCACGGACTCACCCGTCACAAACGGATGGTTAGCAGCAAGAATCTCGTCAGCTGAATCATCAACATCTGATGCTTCAAAGTATGACTTCAACTCAATGTCTGGCGGGAAGAGGCGGAATACATCGCCAACCTTCAGAATCTTGGAGAAGGTGGTACCTGAACCGTTCACCAACACCGAATCAACTTCGGTACTTACGGTACCGGTACCAGTAATCTGACCGTTGATTTGGGCTGAAGTAAATAGATGCTCGGTTCCTGCTCCAATTGTTAGAATATGGAGAGGGATGCCAGAAGCAGCGTTTTCCGCTGTGTCAGCAATTTTGATGAAGTCCTTGTTGACAGCAATTGCGTAGTACACCGTGTCAGCAGTTAGACCACCAAGAGCAGTCCCCCCATTGGGGCTGTATGTAACCTTGGTTCCAGTCAAGAACCCGTGAGAAGGAATCTTGATGACGTTTTGCTCTAGGTCAACCGTGAACTGCGGGTCAAAGGTCTTGACAATTTCAGGAACTGAACCGTTAGCAGTTACTTCGAATGTTGTAGAGCTTGGAACATTACTAATGGTGTATGTGCCATCAGGAGTTCTAATCAAGGACTTCAACGTGTGGTTGCCAGTCGGGGTTGTAGCTGTTGTCAAATCAATAGCAACACCGTTGTTTGCGTTGGATACAGATGTAGCCAGCTGCAAAGTGTTTCCATCAATGGGAACCACATAATACGGAGTAGCTGTAGTCAAACCGCCGATTGCAGTTCCGCCACCAGTGTCGTACTCGACAAGTTCTGCAAGTGAGAATCCGTGGTTTGGAATGGTGATTGTGTCATTCTCGTAATCAACTGACTTGTTGATAATAGAGTGGTTGCCAACACCAACACCCTGAATGTCAGCGATGTTGACAAAACTTGGGTCTTCAGACAAGCGAATTGTATTGTCGTCAACCTTTTGGACGTAGTACGTGTCACGGTTGTTAAGACCCGGGATTGCGGTGTCAGTGACCATAATGCCGTTGTAGCCATCAGTCGATGTCTCTACAAGGTCGGCGTATGAAGTGATGTTATATCCAGAGCTGTTGTAGCTATTGAGTCGAATTGTCCCGCTAGATGCTGCAAGGGGGACTCGCTCTAGCTGACAAACTCCTGTTACCGAAGCAGCAGCAATTGTTCCGTCGCCACCAAGCGGGTCAACAAATTGAATTCTGTTGGTAGCAGGTACAGCTGTAATCACATGAGTTCCGTTGAAGGACTCGATGTTGGTTCCAGTCATATTCGAAATGACTACCGTGTCGCCCGGTTGGAAGTTGTGCGTTGTGTTCAAAGTTACATCGCACAGGAACGAAGTCCTACTTCTGTTTGTAACATTGAACTGCGTAACGTTGGTCTGAGTGGGCCTTGTCAACGTGAAATGGGTGTCATCAACAGCACTGATTACGTCAAATGTTCCGTTGAAAACTCCAGTGTTGTTGCCAGACATACCACTGATGTTGACAGTCATTCCAGAATCAAAACCGTGCTCGAACTGGGTTTCAATTTGAATAATGTTGTGAGAAAGCATTTCTCGACCAGCAACAGCAAAGGTGTATTGCGGCTCGTCAAAGGCACGAATCTGTCGGCTAGCCCAAACGGTTCCGTCGATGTTCTGCTGAGCGATGGTGCCCGTATTGGGGCTAATCCACTCAACTTCACGGGCGCTCGGGACAGCAGTAATCTGCCATTCGCCATTAAACTCTTCTGGCTGCGAACCGGTACAGTTCGAGATGCGAAGCCATTCGCCAACCTGCATACCGTGGTTGGCATCTAGGTACATCCTCACAACATTCCCAGTACGACGACGCCACGTAATTCCAGTGTTGAAAACATCGTCAAGGAAGTACGCACGACGGATGCGACCAGAGACAACCCCAGCCGCCTCGTTCGTAGTGGTGAGGCTGTTTCCTGTATCTACGTCGTAGTAGAACTCAGTAGCATTACTGGTTCCAGCAACAATCCAATCCCCGTTGAACTCGGCTTCGTTACCGTCACCGTCATCAAAGTTGAATACTCGAACACGGTAGTTGGTGCTAAGGCGATGAGGATTGTCTGTGGTGATGTAGCGACGAGTACCCTCGCTTCGTCGGTTGATGATGTTGCATTCCCCAGACCACAGTTTGTCAGATTGGTCAGTAAAGTCACGCATGTTAAACCATGCGTCTCCGCCATCACTCCAACCATGCTTTTCAGCAAAGTTGATGTAGATATCGTTGTATTGACCTGTATTGCCGGTGGCATCGCCAAATCGAATGCTTTCGATTTCTTTAGATACTGGAACGTCTAGCTCAGCGTAAAGCTCGTCAGCATCAATAACTTGACTGACGTAGAACTGACGGTTGAACACATCACGGAAGCGGTCTTCCATGCTGTTGACCGTGATGCGGTCGCCAACTATACGGTCGTGGTTGTAGTCAAGATTGAAGTAAATACGAGTTCTGCGGTCAAGACGACGGCTTTCTACATAGCCACCACGCTTTGACACAAATCCGCTGACATCAAGCTCTTCGGCTTGGGTGAGGCTTGCGAAGTCATTGCGGTAACGCAAGCGGGTGCGGGCACCATTAATGCCAGTCTCGATGTTGTCAATTCGACCAAAGCCCACCACCGTGGCATATACATCAGTGGGAAGCTGGAAGTAGGGGAACGTGATGTTCTCATCTTCGCCAATGGGAGATGAGCCAGCTGTCCAGTAAAAACCGTACTCGCTGCTTATATCGCCCAGAGCCCCGGGGTTCCAATCAGCAGACTTGAACCACTCGCCGTTGAAGTACCCACCGTAGTTCTCATCCGGGATTCCCTCAATCTTGATGAGATACCCATTGGCGTGGTAGTGCGGACGGTCGCAGTAGATGTAGCGGTTACGACCGGAGGACTGAATTCCACGAATCTTTACTCGGCGCTCGCCAAGGAAGTACTCATAGTCAAGGTCACGCTGCATGACTGCGCCCTCAGGGCCATCCGTAGCGTTCTGTGTAAAGCTTTCCTCTGCTGTATAGGAGAACTCGTTAGCAGACTGAATACCAGTAACCCGCCAGAACCCATTCCAACGACGGTCAATAGCAACACTTGTTGCTGGGAGACCGCTGACCTCAACAAACATTTGGTTTTGGAGACCGTGATTGGCGCTTGTTGTGATGTAGCGAGTTGTTCCGGACGAACGGAAACTTGTAATTTCCAACTGCGGGAAGAGAGCACGCTCTGATGGACGCTCAACGTTGTCAAACAGCAAGAACTGGTTGCCGTCAAACCCACCGTCTGTGTCGATATCTACATACTTGTAAACACCGCTTGAGTAGAGACGCTGAATCTCGTAGTCACGAGATTTGGCGTACTGAACCGTTTGACCGGTAACAAATCCGTGGCTTGGGATGTAGATGCTGTCTTCAAATTCGTTTACAACGGTAAAGACGAAGCTGTGGCCCCGACCCTCACCAAGGGCAGTCAAGTCAAGAACTGGTCCATCAAGGGACTGGCTAAGAGTGAATCGGTTAGCGTCAATTACTTCCTTGACATAGTAAGTAGCGTTGTCCTGCAGGGGGACAATCGGGTCCTGCTCATCTGTTCGATAGCGAACAGGCTG